TGGCCAGTGCATTGGGGTCCTTCTGGTAGGCATCGAAGCGCTTTGCCATGATTCCCATGTCGATTCCGCGCCCTGCAGCAGGAGCCGTAGCTGGCCCGGTACCGGTGGCCCGATCAACGCCCTGGCTATACGCAAATGCAGCGGCGCTGCGCTGATCCTGGTTCAGCCCTGCCTGAGCTGTATCCGGGGAAGGAATTGTGGCGACGCTAATCCCACCCCTTGCTGCCAGTGAAACTCCTCCACCAATCCCATTCCCCTGCTGCCCGTTTGCTTTTTTGGTCTCTTCGTCCAGACGCTGCGTGTAATCGGTAGCCATTTCGCTGACCCATCAATGATTTCGTGCCGGACATTTTCGAGTGCCAGCCAGTAAATCAGTCCGCTAGGTCATCAGAAGTTGTAGTTGTAGTTGGTGCCAGTGCTGGTGCTCGTGCTCGTGCTGTTCGAGAAGCTGTCGCTCTGGCTGCCAGAACCGCTGACGCTGGCCGAGACGTGCATGGCGGACATGGCGCCTGCCGCCAACTGGGCCGAGTACGACCCCATAGCCTTAGCCGCTTCCAGCGCAATCTGTGCGGTCTGGATAGCCTTCTGCATCCGGCTTTCGTACTCCTTGATCTGCATCTCCGAGTACGCGATGTTTGTCCGGGTGACCATGTCGTTGTTGCGGATCTCGGCCTCGGCCACGGTAGTCACCGCCCCCGCCTTGGCCCGCCAGGCATCAACCTTGGTCCGGAACACCTCTGTGACGAATCCGGCCTCTTTCAGCGCCGCCTCCAGCTCTGCTTTGTAGCCATCCACGTTGGCCAGGAACTTCTGCACATGCACCTTGGCGGCGTCCATGCGTAGCTGCACCCCCTTGGCCCGGATGTCCGCCTTGCTTGCCAAGCCCTGGATGGTGCTTGCGTAGGCCCGGGCCTGGGCATCCAGCATGCCAGCCTTTGCCGTCTCGGCCTTCACCTGGGTTTCGTAGGCGTCGACCTTCGCTTTTTCGGCGTTGATCTGCTCGGCAAACACCTGCACGTCCGCCTTGTAGGCTTCGAGCTGGGTCTTGATCGCATCAGCCCGGACCTGGGCGCCCTGCATCATGGCCTTGTAGACCTCGACGTTCGACATCACCGCCTGCAACCGGGCTTTGTAGATCTCCACATTCTGGGTGTTGATCTGGCCGATCAGCGCCTGGCCCTCGATGGCGGTCTTGTAGGCCGTCAGCTTTGCCAGGGCACCATCCAGCTTGGTTTTATAGACCTGGGCCAGGGTGTTGAACGCTTGGTTCTGGGCGTTGAACAGACTGATCTGCGCGTTGAAGACGTTGATCTGGCTTTCTGCCTGGAACTTCGCCACCTCGAACAGGCGCTTTGCCGTGTTCTCGAACAGGTTCATGGTCAGCTGTTCGAGCGCCATCCCCTGCTGCACAGCGAAGCGGATGTTCTCGATCTCCCACTTGGCGGCCTCAACCAGGATGTCACGATTCAGCTCGGCCTTCTTCAGGCGTCCTTCCTGCTGGGCAACGCTCACGGCCTTGGCAAGCATCCCGGGTGGCATGGAGAATCCCCGCCCCGCCCAGTTTTCGTGCGCCTCCTGCACCGCCTTGTGGGTTTCGGCGTCCAGGCGCTCCCGGGCCCGGGAGAACAGCGCGTCCTCCACCGCCGGGGGCAGGCCCGTTCCGCCGGCCATCATGGACCGCACCTGGGCTGCCAGCTCGTCATACATCTCCGAGGCGTAGGCAGGCTCAGCCCAGTTGATGAACACGTTGGGCACCGTGATTGCGCTGGGGTCGGGCGGCACGCCGTCGAAGTCGGGCAGTACCGGGAACACGAAGTCCGGGATTGTGATGGCCAGCATCGGGTCAAGCTCGGGCAGCACCACGGACGGGGCATCGGGCAGCGTCACGCTGGTGTCGATGCTGGGCCGGGTCGGGGCCGGCACGCTGATTGCACCGGGGGCATCCGGCAGATTGATGGGGATCAGGGCCGGGGCATCGGGCAGCGCGTCCATGTCGCCAACGTCAAGATCAGCAAGCAGTGCGTCGATGCTGTCCATCACCGGAGCGCTGGGCTTGACCATGGGCGACACATCCAGGGTTGGAATGTCGTCCAGGGGCACGTCGAGCGGCGGGAAGCTGGGGGCTGAAAGCGCCGGGGGAGGCGCCACGTCCTCAACCTTGATGTTTCCAAGGTCTGCCAGCGCAGCCGTCAGCTTGGCCTCGTAGCTGTCTGCGGTGTCGCCCAGCTCCCCGAGCTTCGATCCGACAAATTCAATAGCCTTCGCCAGGCCGTTCACAGGTTCGGTCATCAGACCCTCCGTTTGATGGGAGCCACCAGCAGGCTCATGTCGTTGATGTAGGCGCGGCGCCCGGAGACCGTGACCGTGAAAGTGAAGTGCCGACCGCGCAGGCCCTTGCCGAACATCACCCGGCCATTGGTCAGGGTGTCCCCGGGCTCATAGGGCAGGTCATAGGCGTAACTCTCGATGGCGTAGCCGCTCTGGTGCTGGGAGACCTCCACCGCAAGAGCGCCGTCCAGCTCGTACTCCAGGTACATGCTCACCGGGGTGGCCAGGCTGCCGTCGCCCACGTCCAGGCGGCCAGTCACCAGCTGACCATCGATCTCCTCGTCGGCGCCATCCAGGGCGAACACGCCATCCGGCGTGGTCAGGTGCGGAACGCCGTCGATCACCGCCAGCCCGGTGGCTGTCAGCCGGTACCGGCTCATGGCCCAGGCCACATCGCTGTTGGCTGTCCAGACCTGGCTGGCACCAGTCCCCTGCCCCACCCCGTCCTCGGCCTGTGCGGTCTCTGTGACGAGCTGCACCGCATGGAGATGGCCAAGCGCCTCGTCGCTCGCCAGGGCCGTCTCGGTCAGCACCGTGCCGGTGGCCACGTCGCCGAACACCTCGTCGTCGGCGGCGGCAGTCTCGCTCACAATTCCCCGGGCCCGCAGTGCGCCCCACACCATGTCCCCGGCTGCAGCCGACTCGTCCACCAGGGTGAAGCCGTGGTAGATCAGGGTGTCGCTCACCTGCAGGCTGTCCTGCATCAGGACGCTGGCCCGGAGCGTACCGATGGCCTGGTCGCTGGCAACCGCTGCCTCTGTCACCGTGTCCCGGGCCCCGGAGGCCAGCTCGTCGCTGGCTGCCGCCGTCTCATCCGTCATCACCCGGGTGGTGTGGCCCAGGCTCTCGGAGATACGCACTGCCTCGCTGACGAGCTGCACCGCCGAGAGCTGGCCCGGGGCCTCGTCGCTGACCGTGGCCAGCTCGGTGGTCGTGGCCCGGGTGCTGTGGCTCACCACATCGTCGCTCACCATGGCGCTGTCAAGGGTCAGGGTGCCGATGGTGACCAGGGCCACGGCGCTGATCGTGACCAGCTCCTCGACGACGGCCCCAGTCAGCCCAAGCCAGGTCGTGTCACTGGCCACCGCCAGCTCGGTGGTGTCGTCTCTGTAGGTCTCACTCATGGATCACTCCTATAAACCTGGGGATGCGTTTCTGCTGCCCCTGGTTGCTGATGTACTTCGACGCGCCGACATGCCGCATCCCCTCGCTGATGAAGCGGTACTCGGCATCACCGATGCAGTTGCCACAACCCCACACCCAGTAGGTCGCCATGGTCAGCGGCTCAGGCGATGGGCGAAAATAGTCGGGCACGTATTTGTCGGCCACTTGCAGCGGCTTCCCGCCGTAGCAGAAATGCACCGAGTGCTTTTCGTTCCTGGTCTCCTGGCCCCTCACCTCGGTGATGGGCTTCCACTTCGGCTTCTCATGGTGGAACTCGACGCCGCTCTGCATGCCGCCGGTCCCCTCGAACCGCCATGAGTTGCTGCGTAGCGCCTCGGCCAGCTCGTTCTCAGTGGGTGCCCAGTCGGCCTCGTTGGCTTCCGGATAGCAATCCGGGTCAGGCGCCTGGTTGGTCGATGCGGATTCGTAGATGGAATATTCGTAACCGTCCGGGTAGGGGTAGTACGGTACGGGTTTGCCGCTGCGGGGGGCTCCGATCCAGGCTGCACCGGGGTCGTAGGACCAGTAATGGAAGCGGTTGCGATTCAGCACCGCGCCCCACCACTTGCTGCTCACCGAGCTACCGACAACATCGGACTCACCCTTGGCGTACAGGTACGCTTCCCGCAACCCCCATGGAATCAGCGTCCCGACGGCGAGGTTGTGACGGTCGTAGGCTGTCTCGGAAAACTCGGACAGGTAATACTCGTAGCGGTAGGTCTGGAAGTACGCCCAGAAGAAAGACTCCTGCTGCACCCGCCATTCCCCCGGGAGCATGTGCTCCCCCGAGGAACGGTATAGCGTGTAGCCCTCCGGCCGCATCACCCGGTCGTCAAAATCGGAGGTGTAGAAGCGCCCGAGGATCTCGCGGCCGGTTGATGGGCCGCGCCACTCGTAGCTCCCCAGGTGCATGCAGGAGGGCGGCTCGTCCCCCTCGTCGCTAGGCTTCCGTGGCTCCCGGAAATACTTGACCACCTTGAGCCGGTCCTCGGCGTCGTAGAACCCATAAACGATGGTGTCGCAGGGCGGGTGCTTCTCCGGCGTGAGCCCCTCGTCCTTGGGCCAGCGGAATGCGTCACTGGTCAGACAGGCGGGCTCCGGCCAGAACGGCTCCGGCCACTTCGCTGCCTCCAGGTAGCCGAGCAGCCAGCCATCGCCGACCCGGGCGCATGACCCGGTGTGCTCGGCAATGGGCGGCATCTCCAGGTTGAGCCAGTAGCTCAGGCCGTGCCCTGCAGCTGCTGCTGCCGCCAGCTCGTCAGGCGTCTGCCGGCGCAGCTTGTAATAGATCGGCCCAGGGTCACCCTCATAGCCGGCGATCTCGGTGAGCAGCGCCGCCATGTACTCGTTCAAGCCCGGGGATGCGGACTGTGGCGAGACCATTCCCAGGTCTTTCACCGGGCCGAGCTGCAGGGTCAGCTGGTAGGCGTATCCCTTGTTCGGCTCATGCTCCCGGAACTCCCAGCAGGTGCCGTAGGCCTCGGTTCCGGCCTTGTTGAAGGCGAAGCCGCAAGCGTTGCTGTAGGGCAGGAAGTCGTAGAAATCTGCCGTGTCACAGACCTTGATGATGACCCCCGCCTTGCGCCATGCCTCGAACCGGCCCGAGCCGAGCGGGAAACCCTCGCCGCTGGGGATGGCGCCGAAGCGGTCCAGGATGGTAATGATCTCGGTGTCGCCGACCTTCTCCATCCAGAGCCTGAACGCCTGGGTGGTCGTGGCCGGAATCACCGGGAGCGGCATGGCCCACACCCCGGCAGGGGCGCTGGCGCCGGAGCTGACCTTGACCAGCCACGGCTTGCCGCCACTGTCAAAGCCCACGGCGTCGGTGTCGTTGGCCTTGTAGTTGTACTGGATCTGTCCAGATAGCGGCGGCACCCCGGTGTAGCCCGGCAGCCGCACGGACGGCCCAAGCTCCCGCTCGATGCTGATCCGCACCCCCTCTGGGATCTGCAGCCGCACCCACTCGTCTTCCGGGAGCTGCTCCTTGTCCAGCACCCCGAACCCCTTGACCACCTGCACCACAGCCGCCATCGCCCCGGTGAACCAGGTCGAGTGCAGCTGATCGAAGTGGGTGTAGGTCCTGCCCGGGGCCGGCGGCTTCGGCATCAGCTCGCTGTTTTTTGGCCCCAGCTCGACGCGGAACCGGTGCAGCTTCAGCGTGGCGCCGATGGCGCCCACCGAGTCGAGCCCGCCGCCGTCGTCGTCGTCGAAGGGCTTGTAGCTTCGCAGCCGGCGCCGGGTCTGATCCGTGGGCCGCAGCGTGACAGGCTCGCCGTCTGGCACCACCGCAGTCTCGATGTTGCCCGAGTACAGCATGGGGATGTCCAGCCGAGCGATGCCGCGCAGCTCTGGGCGCTCAGGTTCCAGGTGCTCCGGCTTGACGGTGATCGTCTTGACAACCCCGCCCTGGTCCAGGGCGATGACGTGGCCCCCATCCGGAAGCTCGCGTACCAGCTTGTAGCCCGGCAGCCCGCCGGCCTCCTTTAGCGCCTGCAGCCGCTTGAGCGTGTGCGCAGCGACACCGGCATCCTCGTCAGATGCCGGTGCCCCCTGCTGGAACGCGCCGTGCGGCCGAGGCTCGTGGGCCACGTTACACCGTCAGGCTCAGCCGGTAGCCAATCTCATAGGTGTCTCCGTTCTGGAACACGCGCGCGGTACCGTACTTGGACGCAGAGATAAGCACCCCAGTCGTACCGCCCCGGGTGTTGTTGGTCAGCAGGGCAGCGCCGGTCACGTTCACGGAACTGGCTGTGGCGATGGTGACAGAGGCGACAGCCGCCATGTTGTCGATGCTGCCAGTCGTCGCGGTACCGGGGGTCCAGGCCGGCCGGGTGGCTGCCGAGTAGCCCTCGGTCATGCTGGTGATTTCGGATGCAGCAGCGGCGAAGCTTGCAGCTGTCCAGTTGGCTGCAGGTGCGGCAGCACCGGAGAACAGGGCCAGGAAGTAGCCGGCCGGCTTGGCGGTGGCGCCCAGGGCCACGTTCAGCATGTGAGCCAAACCCTCGGTGGTGATGAGGTTGTCACCTTCCTTTTCCCATTCGCCGCCATTCAGGCGGCCGAAATACTCGCCGCTGGCCAGGATGCCCTGGCTGGGGAAGAGGATACCGTCGTCGGTGATCTGGAAATCGCCCTTGGCCAGGGCGGCGGCTGCAGCAGAACGGATGGATTGCATGGAGTGCTCCTTCGGATGAAGGACGCACTCCTGCGCGTCGGGGTCAGTATCGGCGCACTCCTGCGCACCGGAATTGGAAGTAGTTTACACCATCACAGAGTTAGTGTATGCAGGCGGTCTCCGGCTCGCACGGTCTGTCCAGAATTTCCGTGGATGCCGCCTAGGGTGCCGGCACCGGTCTCGATGGTCTCGCCGCTTGCCGTGCCCAGGGTGTAGCCGTTGGCCGAGAGCCAGGCGGCGACGTGGCGACCGCCGGCCGAGGCGTCCCCGGTGATCTCCGAGGGCACCAGGATGGCGCTGCCGGGCACCGGAGGCTGGGCGGCGCGGCGCTCCGACACCAGCTGATCTGGCTGGGTGCCGCGCAGGAAAGCCACATGATCCACCTGGCCAACCCAGATACCGCCCTCGACCGGGGCCAGGAAGGTAATCCGCTGGGGCATCTGGATGAAATCGTGGCGAGGGTCGTTGATGTGGTAGGCCATAGGCTCGGAGAAGTGCAGGATGTTGCGGTTGGCCGTCAGCAGCCGGCCCATCCACAGGCTCATGTAGCGGCCGGCCGGCATCTCCTCCATGTGCTGGAAGCGCGGACCAGCACCGAGATCCGGTAGCGTCGGGAAGCTGACGCTATACCCGGCCACGGAATATTCGCCGCCCAGGCCCAGGGCGCCACCGTCTGGCTTCGACAGGTAGATGCGGACATTGTCCACCGAGCTGTCGAACAGCATGGGCAGAGTCACCTCCAGGGCGCAGCCCTCGGTCACGGTCACCGTCATCAGGTCAGACAGGGCCGACTCCATACCCTGGCGCATGTAGGCCAGGGCCACGGTGTAGTCACCGGGGACCAGGGAGCCTGCCCCAGGCACGGTGCTCAGGAGCGGCGGTGCCGGGGTCTCGATGGTCAGCCGACGGGCGGCCTGGCCGTCGAACTCGAACAAGCCGTGGAGCGCGGAGATCACGACCCGGTTGTTGAGCACGGTATGCCACGCCTCCCCTGCCCCGACCGTGGCCAGGGTCTCCGTGGTCCAGCCCGGGCCGACCCGCACCCAGGCGTCGCCAAGTGTGCCGAACACATCGTCATGTAGCGGGCTCTGCCACAGGTTGGTCAGCGGCAGGTTGCTGACCTGGCGCATCCCCGGGCGCAGGGAGACGCCGCCTCCCCGCTCCACATCCATGTCCACGATGTCCCGCAGATAGACCTCCTGGCCCTGCTTCGTCTTGACCAGCAGCCGGGTGTCATCGCCCTCGGTTTTCATGCCGACAACCGGCATCAAGCTCATGTCCTTCATGTTGGCGCTCCTTTTCGGTAGTTGTCCATGTTGCCGTCGGGCCGAATGTACTGGACCCAGTTGCTGATGTTGCACACCCCGGCGCCCAGGGCGTCGAAGCCTGCGGCCCCAAGGGTGTGGGTGGCGGGCCCGGGCGTCGGCTCTGTCGTCACCCGCATCCGCAGGTGGAAAGCCTCGAACTCATGGGTGATCGCTGTGCCGGCGAAACCTTCCGGTTCCACCCCGCGCACCCGGTTGCTGATCCAGCCGGTGCCGAACAGCTGGGCGTCGAACCCCTGAATCTCAGGCCAGTCCGGCGCACCGACATGAAGCCGCTGCCGCATGAAGCGAGGACTGGAGCCGGATGCGCCCATCGCCAGGGAGGAGATACCGCCCGGCTTCACAAACCGGTTGTAGAAATCCACCAGTCCGGTGCCGAAGCGCGTGGCCGGCGCGATGCCGGCGGGCGCCAGGGTGCGAGTGCCCAGGGAAACCCATGGCGTTCCGGGCGTCGGAGCGAACTCGTGCTCACCGTCCTGGTTCGACACCTGCAGGGACCGGCTGCTGCCCCACAGCTTCGGGGCGATGATGGCCGGAGCCTTGATCGACGGCGGTTTAACGACGATCTGCTTGTTACGGATCCCTGGGGTACCGTGCCGGTTCATGCCGCCCGTGCGGTCACCCTCACTGGTGTTGTGGTACGGGCGCACGGTGCGATTCCGCAGGGTTACTACCGGAGCCCCGACCCCTTTTAGCCACTCCCCCGTCACCGGGCTGCAATCGACAAAGTGCAGGCGCCGTCCGTGATTCACTGGATGATTTGCAACAGCCTGCTCCGTCGCCTCGGTCACCGCGTAGATCGTGTGCGGGCTGAGCCTAGCGTTGCCGTAGCCGTTGGCCGGCGCGATGCCGCCAGGTCTCTCGGGCAGGCTCTCGATCACGATGTTGCGCACCCTGAGACTCACCCAGGGGCGCGTCGGGAAACCGATACCCTCCTCCGGGCCCACCGCCGCGTCGTTGATGCCCATGTAGGCCACACTCGGCTTACCCATCAGCTCAAACTCGTCGGCCTCGATGCCATCCGGGCGCACGGACTGGGCGCCACAGATCGGCTCACCCATGCCGTGGTCGGCCTGGGGAACAGGGATCACCTCGTCAGGGGTGATGGTGTAGCCGTGCGGGGAGTGGTGCACGATCCACTGGGGCGGGGGCAGGTCGGGCAGCGTGTTCTGCACCGTGAGCTTGTCACCGACGCGCAAGGCATTGGTGCCGCCCACCTGCACCACCTGGCGCCGGTCAGCCACGGTGGCCTGCCCGAAAGCCTGAGAGTACAGCTCTCCGGGGAACACCTGGCGCCACTGAGTGCGCACCAACGCCCGGCCGAACTCCTCGGAGTTGTGGCCATAGACCGGCAGCTCCGGGGTGACGTTGCGCACCTCCGGGGTGCCCGCAGCTTCCCGGTGGGTCCAGCGCGGCGTGACGATAGTCCAGTGGATCTGCAGCTCGTGGCCGCCGGTACCGTAGGTCTCGTACCCTGCAGGCTCGATATAGCGAGTGTTCAGCTTCACTTCCGGGAGCGGCACAGACGGGGGCTCTATCCCGTAGCGGCTCTCGAACGTGATGCTGCGGATGCGGTCGGCCACCATCGGTGTGCCCAGGATCTGCTGGTCGCCACCGGAGATGTAGGGGAAGTTGCGCCGGTTGTTCTCCAGTGATGGCTGCCCATGGCCATGGGCGTCGAACCCTGCAGGGACCACCACCCTTGCACCGTTTGCCACCGTCAGCCAGTAGCTTGGGTCCGGCGCCTCGATACCCTCGATGGGGAACTCGCGCACCCGGTAGGCCACCATGCCGGCCTTGTAGTATTCCGGCGCCTCGATGCCTGCCGGCAGTAGCGCCCGGGCACCGTTCTCGACCACCGGAATGGGTAGCGCCCCAGGCGCCGTACTGTGGTGCGTGATGACCCGGTTGCGGTTCTCGATGTTGGTCCAGATCCCGAACTGATCGACGTGCTCATCATTGACCTGGGTGACGTACCGCTGCCAGTTCCAGGCGCTGTTCTGCCCCCAGCGCTGCTCCTCTGCCTGCCACTTGATCGGCTCAGGGCGCACCCAGCTGGTGTAGTTCCACGGCCGTGCATCGCCCCAGAGCGTGAGCGCCTGGCCCTCCGGGTAGATCGCCCGGGCCTCCGGGATGATCCGCTCCCCCCAGGCAGTTGCCTCAAACCCGGTCGGCTCCAGGTAACGGGTGCCGCCCACAATCGGCACGGGAAGGCCCGGCGCCTCGATTGCTACAGGCGTCAGCCATCGCGGCGAGAAGCTGAGCCAGGGGCGCTGGTTCTGGGTCGGTGCGGGGACGCCACTGGCCAGCAGCTGCTTGACACCGCCCTGCACGAACTGAGTGCCGAACAGCTGGGCGTTGAACCCGGGCACAGTGAGATACCTGTCCCTGTTCTGAACTGTCGGCTTGCCCCAGGCCAGCTTGCTGGTGATGCCGCCCGCCAGCACATGCTGATTCAGGTTCCAGACGTTGGACTGGCCGTGGGCCTGGGCGTCGAACCCGGTGGGAGTCAGGTACTCATGGGCGTTGCGGACGCCGGGCGCCCCAAACGCCTGGGCGTCGAACCCTGCAGGGTCACAGAACTGTTCTGTTGCCGCCGGGCCACCGGGAATCCATTGGGCCTGCAGCGCGTTCCAGACTGGTGGCGTGTAGGTGGATGCGCCGACCCAAGATGCGTCCACATACCGCTCAGGCGGCGGATACTCCCAATCCAGTGTTACGCGCAGGCTCGCCGAGAATGCAGAGGATGGCCACCCATCCGGGTAGGCAAACTGCTGCATGGTAACCACCGGGGAACCTACGCTCCCGTCGGCTATCCCAACAGGGAACACACCGATGACGTCCGATGACCACCAGCCCGGCGCAAACTTGATCGGGCGGCTGTACGCGCCCTCCCCTTCCCACGATGCGTCGAGCGTCCCGGACGGAGGGATGTAGCTCATCAGGGCAGCCCTGCGGTTACCCTGGCGTAGAACAGATCGTTGAGGTTCTCAGGGTCCAGCGCCATGAACTGTACGTCGTACTCGACATCCCCCTCATACAGGCGTAGCTCATAGGCACCTGTAACCGGGTCAGACGTGGTCTCTGCGCACACCTCCGCTGAGTTACGCACGTATGCACGCACCGTGCGCTGTGTCAGCGCACCCGTAACATCGCGCACATTGCCCTGAATCACGCGCACCGGAGGGGATGTGAACGCGACCGCACGAACCAGTGTCGATGCCGGCATCGCTGCGAACGGGATGGACACCGGACTCCAGTCGCTGGTGTCGAACATTGCAAGAAATGGTGTCCCGTTTCTGCCAACCGCGCACAATCCACCCTCGGGGCTAAACGCAACGCAGTAGCTACTGTTCCCGGTAGGGACGGTGATCTTTGACCAATCGCTTGTGTTGAACACTGTGAGGAACGGGTTTGACGACGACACGACCGCGCACTTTGTCCCATCCGGGCTGAATGCGACACCGTACCCCACTCCAGCCATCCCAGTGGTGACAGTGGTTTTTGACCAATCGCTAGTATTGAACACGGTCAGATACGGAGATCCATTGTGTGCAACCGCGCACCGGCTTCCGTCTGGGCTGAATGCCACGCCGTAGGTGGTAGCGGGGAGCGCAGGTGTGAAACTGATCTTCGACCAATCGCCAGTATTGAACACGGTCAGATACGGTGCGCTTCCCTGGGCAACCGCGCACTTTGTCCCATCCGGGCTGAATGCCACGCCATTGCATACGGAAGTCAAGCCAGATGTGAAACTCACCTTTGACCAGTCGCTGGTGTTGAACACCGTCAGATACGGCGCTCCGTTGTGGCCAACAGCACATAGGCCCCCGTCCGTACTGAATGCGACGCTCGTCGCTGCTGCCGGAAGTGCAGGAGAAAAGCTAAGCTTTGACCAGTCGCTGGTGTTGTAGACGGTTAGGTAGGGGCTCAATGTGTGCGCAACAGCGCACAGGCTCCTGTCCGGACTGAACGAAATCCCATACGCCTCACCTGCGGGGCTCCCGCCGGCCACAGGATACTGCCTGCCCTTACTGGCACTGGCGATGGCTAGCACTGGGTTGGCGTTTCCTCCTGCAGCGATGATGGTCACAGCAGTTCTCCGAACGGCGTCTCACCCGGCCAGTAGCCCTTGGCCTTATGCCAGGTGATGTACTCGCTGATGGCCTCGTCCTGCAGTACAAGGGCGGCAGGCAGCTGCTTTTTCTCGGCGGCGAACATCTGGAACGGCGGCAGCCCCTTCAGGTGATCGCGCATGATCTGGATGTCCTCGGGGTCCATGTCGGAGTCCACAAAACCCTGAACCCCGACGCTCTGGGTTGGCGGCTTATCCGCCCCGGCGGATACGGTGTCGGTCGTCATCATTGTTCCTCAGTGAGTAGTGCCCCTGGGTCCCTTCACGCACGGACGACACCAGGGCCTTGGTGGCCTCGATGCTGGTCAGCGGTGCCCGCAGCTCGGACGACACCTGATCGATGCAGGCCTTCACGTCGTCGGCCGTCATGCTGGTGCGGGACATCTGCTCCAGCATCGAGGCCTGGCCGCGCATCACCACCTGCAGGTGGTTCTGCAGGTTGCGGGCCTGCTCCGTCCAGAATTCCCGCTCCTGCTCAACCACGGCGATCTTCGCCAGCAGTTGCTGGATGTCGCGCTCGGCTTCGGCCAGGGTGCGCTTCTTGGGCGCCTTCTTGCTCCCAAATAGCTCAGTAAGCATGGGACACCTTCGGTGTTCCGAACTGCACAGTCGGACGAGGGACAGTGCCGGCGCACAAGCAGCCAGGGACTTCTCCCGTGATGTTGGCACCTTCTTGCAGATCGTCCCGTCCTGCCAGAGCGGCGGCAGCCTCGACCGCTGCCGCCTCCTGGTCCGCCGGGAAAACCACGAAGAACCCGGCGCCGGATGGCGGCATGAAGCAATTGACCTGCACGGCGTTGGCTATTCTTGCTTCCGCCAGGCGATGAATCTCCAGCTCCACGGGGCCGCGCCCCGATTCGCAAACGATGGTTTCTTGGACTTCCATATCAACACTCCTGCGTTTTGTGACAATCGTCACACTTTAAAAATCTTGTTCGCCCCGTTGTCCCAGGTCACGATGATGTCGCCCCCGTTCGGGGTGATCGGCAGGCCGGTGGCCGTGTCGATGTAGGCGATCAGCGGCGAGGTGCTCTCGGTGCCGGTGTCCTTGTAGAGGACGATGGCCTCGATGGATGCGCCGCTCACCGAGGTGAATGTGCAGTCCGCAGCATCTGCGGCGCCGCCGGTCGTCGCCTTGGCCGTCAGGGTGACCGGGCCGGCGATCCGTGCCGAGGTGGGGATGTCAGAAAGGAACTCATGGATCGCGGTCTGCGGGGTGTAGGCCCCCGTATCTACCAGGACCACCTTGATAGTGTCCGTCATCCAGTTGAGTTGGGCCTCCAGGAACCGTTGCCTGGCCTTGTCGAAGAGGGTATTTGCCATGAGGAGTGCTCCTTTGCATTGCGAGCACTCCTGCGCTCATGGGGTTTTCAGCGTTTCGCCGGGCGCTCGATGCGAACAGCCGGCGGGGCAACAACAGTGATACGGGCTTGCTGTCCGGACTTCTTCTGCAGGGTCAGCTCGATGGCCTCTCCTGTCGGCAGAATCAGCTTCTGTGTCTCCCCGGGCTTCAGGTCGATGTTCATTCCCACGTCACTTCTCCGGGCCAGGCGTCGCGGCAGGTTTGGGCATCGCTGGCGTGGCCGTCAGCTGCTGCTGCCACTTCTCCATATCGGCCTGTGCACTCGCTGAGTACGACTGCGAGGGTGTGGGCTGTATCGCGGCAGGCTTCGGCGGTACTGTCGGACAATCGGCCCTGGAGTTCGGCAATGGTGCGGCGCATGCCGGCAGCAGCACGAGTAGCGGCAAGAGCATCTTCTGCCAGTTGCTTTTCACGCTTTCTTGCATCTTCGACTCCTTGGTTGTAGCGCGCCTGCCAGGTCTGCTCCTTGGCCCGGGCGGTGTTGATTGCGGTGGCGTAGGCCAGGGCGGCGTCAAGCTGGTCCTGCTTTGCGGCTCGGTCCCGCCAGGCGTGGCCGGCGTAGAAACTTCCGGCGCACAGGGCCGCCACCAGGGCCAGTTTGATCATGAGCAGGTAGGGCTGCAGGAAGGTGGGCATGGTCAGTCCGAAAGAGATGCCAGCAGCCCCTTGATGGCCTCGCTGTCATCAACGAAATCAGCAATGACGGTGAGCGGGATGTCTTTGAGCAGCATCCGGTACTCGTCATCGCTCGTTGGTTTGCGGGAAAGCTTTTCTTTGAGCGCGTAGCCCATCAGCGGCCAGATTTTCTGCACGGCGTTCTTGCGGGCAATCTTGCGACCCAGCTCGGCGTCGAAGTTCTCCGGGCTGGCGCAGGCGCTCTCGCCCGTCACGGTGAAGCCGTTGCGCAGGACGAGGACGCAGAAGGTCAGCAAGCGCAGGGCTTCGAACTGCGGGCCCCCAGCCAACGCGTCGGCCGCCGTGAAAAAGTATTCGCCGGCGATATTCGCCTCGATGTCAGCCGGCGTGATGCGCGGCGCGGTCAGGCCCTTGGCCTGGATTTCCTGCTCGATGGATTGGTCGTTCATGGGTTTCACCCCTGTTCGTTTTGAATAGAGATGCACTTGCGGTGCCGCGCCTGCTGCCGCGTCCAGACCCCGGCGCAACGGCGGTTGCCGGGTGTCGAACAGTCGAACCCCGCCGCGAACCGGTAGCGCAGCAGGGCGTTGCAGGCCGCCACGTACTCACCGGCCAGCAGCGCCCTGCGCATGCTCGACTTGCACCAGTTGCCGATTCCGTACTGCCCCACGAAATCCATGTAGAGGTCGTACTCGGCCTGGTGCAGCGCCACACCTGGCAACGAAGCCTGAAAGCGGCGCTCGTCGGCGGACAACAGGTTCCTGGCCAGGATCTCGGCCCGCGCCCGGGTGATGGGCGGATCGGTCAGCCGCACCGGGCGCCCGTCCTCGTAGCGGGTGGAGCCGTGCCCTATGGTCGGCACGTCGCCGGCGGTGGGGATGTGGGGCGCCAGCCGGGTTTCCCCGACCGCCGGCGAGCTGCCTTCGCTGGCCATCCATGCGGCAAAGCCGGCCAGGCTAAGGGCCAGGGCGCTCACCAGCACACGGTTTGCGGCGCCGCGCTGCCGGCTGCGGTCGCGCTCCACGTACAGGTTCCGCTTACGCCGGTCCCCGGCTTCGTTTCTCCATTTCCAGAGCAAATGCCCGATCTGGATCAACAGATACAGCAGGGTCACCAGTGCAACGATCGTGGGGAGGTCCAAGCCCATCACTTTGTTGGCGGCAACGACGGCAGCAGGCGGGGTGGCTTTGGCTGCCTCTGCTGCGATTTCTGTTCTGGTGGTCATATCAATCTCAGAAGAACGCGCCGGAAACCCGGCGCTTTACGTTGAGCCGTACCCTACGACGAGTGGCTGCGGTCACTGTGGGGCCGTAGCGGCGCTCGAAAGCGGCCTCATGCTTGGCAGCCCGGCTTGGGTCCATGGCGTCGGCGTCCATGTCCAGGTATGCGATGGACAGCGCGTAGTCGAGCAGGTACTTGTGATCCCGCTCAGGGAGACCTGGCTCTCCATTCAGGTTGTTTTCGTCCAGCTGGGTTTCTGGTACGCAGAACGCACGAACCTGGGCCTCCCCGTCCTGCTCGGGGATGGGGTAGAAACGCAGGCGCCCGTCGATCTCGCACACGGCCACCGGAGTTCCGGTGCGCCGCTCCCAATCTCCCTTCGACTCGTCCAGCATTTCACGATCAACCAGCTGCAGCCGCTTTCCGTCGAGCGTGATTTCACGGATAGACCAGGCATGGGCCGGGTAATCGGCGTAGGGATCGCCCGCCACAAGCGCAACGGTCAGTTGGTCGGTATCGATCAGCCGGCCACGGATAGCGGCCTCTTCTGCAGCCTCGTTCAGCAGCTCAACGCGGCGCGCGGGCGGCCAGAACGCGGGCTCTCTATCGTCCCGCGTGATGCTGGTCCAGCGGTCGAGCAGCTGCTGCAGGGTCATTCGATGCCCTGCCCTTCATCAGCCTTGCGCCTTGCAGATTTTCGGGGCGCCCGATTGCTCCTGCTTTCATCACTGGCCGTTGCAGGATCCACAGAATTGCCAGCTTCCCCATCACCGCCCTGCTCTGCCCCGGCCTTCGGCTTGGAATTGGCATCAGCGGCAACAGCCCGCCAGCCCTCGGGGTGGGACAGCAAAATCTCGGCATGCCCGGGGTCATCGACCTCGCACACATGGCCGTTCTGCTCGTTCCAGTGATAGGTAATGCCGCCGATGGTCTGGCTGGAACCCGCCTTGCGGCGGATAACGCTTTCGATTTTCATGGAGTAATCCTCGGATGACCGCCCCGGGGTTTCCCCCAGGGCGGCGCCTGTCTTAGGCTGCGCGGTAGAGAATCGTCAGGCCAATCTCGCCGCTGGTAGCGGTCGTGGCCTCGGCGATCTTGATACCTACGGCACGGTCGGCACCCTGGTCAGGCACGACACGCGACATGGCGCGCAGGCCCGCAGCATCTGCCCGCAGGCCGACAGCAGCTGCATTCACGTCGCCAGCCGTCAGCCAGGCGGCACCGCCGGACGCGGTAGTGTCGATATCGGTCAGGCCAGCATTGAGAATGCCGACCGACACATCGCCGGTAGTACCCAGGTCGTCGGCATCCACGATGACGTCAACCGGCACATGACCGGCAGGCAGATAGGTCATGAGGATGATGTCGCCCAGGGCCAGCGCAGCCGACACGGAGAACTTGGCCCGGTGGGTGACCACTTCGCATGCGCAGGCCACCGGAACGGGAATCACGCCCTTGGCGTGGGAAGTTTTGTGCAGAGCCATGAGGGTTCTCCTTGGATTAGCTCGGGTCAGCGCAAGCGGCGTCGAGCGCCATCACGCCGAAGTCGTGGCCGGTACCGTCGATGGTGAAGCGGGATTTCTTCACACCGAAGATGCTGGCGGTGGTGATGACGACCTGGTTGCCACGGTCTTCCAGTTCCTCGTTCCAGTCGAACCGCAGGCCGGTACCAGGAGAACCGAAAGCCACCACGCCGGCCTGGCGGCCCATGAACAGGTTGCGGGCAGCCTTGACGGAGCCTGCGCCGTAGTCATCGAAGCGAATGGCGCCCTTGTGCTTGTGCAGGATCACGTTGTTGTGCATACCCAGGCCACCCTTGCAAATCGGGGAATTGCGGCCTTCCGCGGCACCCAGGGCTTTCTGGATGTCCAGCCAGCCACCGGTACCAACGCCGGTACGCAGGTCGTATTCACACCAGGGGTGCATGACCAGGACGAAATGTTCCTCGCCATCGATCATGACCGGCTGCAGCGCAGGAATGCCGGTGGTACCGCCACCCATCACTTCGGCGCGGGCCACGGCACGATCCACCAGGGCCAGGGAGAACTTGTCGTTGGCGTCGAGAGTCGCCTTGCTCGTGGCGTCGCCGGCATAGAGCAGGTGCTGGGAATCGGGGGCCACCAGAGGATTGTTGGCGTAGCCGTCGAAGTCGGTGTCCTCGATGTAGTCGGGATTGATACCCCGGGCGCCGGACAGGTAGATGAACAGCGTTTCGTCGAACAGACGGGCCCACCAATCAGACTGGCGCACCCGGGCGATCTTGCGCAGGTCGTGGATGGTGCGCTTGCGGGTCATCCGTCCGCCGGTATTGACGCCGCCGCGCAGCTGGTCGATGTAGAGGTTGTCCGTGTAGAACTTCAGATCCTCTTCATTGCCGCGCAGGTTGTTATCGCCCTGAATCGGCTTCATCTTGAGCTGCATCACCAGGTCATAGCTGATCTGGTCACCGGAATCGTTTTCCAGGTGCGGGAGGGTCTGCAGGGGGGTCTGGGCGTCTTCGCCCACGCCCATGAACTTCTTGTTGAAGTAGCTCTTGCGGCTGGTATCAACGGCCAGGAACGCGGAGTACTTCTTGATGGCTTTCGGGTCGCCAGCGCCCACGATCGTACGAGGCATGATTGCTCCTTGGTAATTTCAATCCAAGGCGCACTCTTGCGCACCCACTATCTATAAATGCCCGCTGATCGGGCCCGTGCTGCAATTACACCGCGCCAGCCAGTATTTTTTCGCCCTTGTTGTCGTGTTGATGCGGGATCTGGATGGGAACGGACTTGTCGGCCTCGATGCTGATCCTGGCCCGGCGCCCGGACTTCTCCAGCAGCGTGACCAAGATTCGGCCGCCATCAATCCGCAGGGTTTCTCCGACCCGAAGGTCGGTCCTGAACGTGGCGCGGTTGCTCATATCAGGAGGCCCCCATCAGGTAACGCGCCTCCTGCTCGGGGGTCAGCTTGCGCAGGGCCTGCTCCAGGGCGATGCCGTCCAGCTTGTCCAGGTAGGCAAACTCGTCGCTGCCCGTTTCGGCCATCTCGGCAGCCGGAAGAGTGGCCAGCGTCTTGGGAAGACCAGAAAGGTCCGGCGTCTTGGGGGCGGTTTTCGGCTTCCCGGTAGCCGGGGTTTCCGTGCCCCCCATGTTGAATCGCTGGCGCACCTGGCGGTCAGCCTCTTCCAGGAAGAAGCTGGAAGGCTTCTTGGCGTTGGCCGGGTCGGCTGCCAACTGCTTCACCTTCACATCCAGCGCCGCCATGATCATGGGGTCCTTGTAGATCCCGGCCTTCTCCTGGGCGAAGAAACGCTCCTGCTCCCACTGCCAGCGCTGGGCCCGGGCGTCCTCGTTCTGGGTCTTTGCCCACTCGGCCTGCTTCTGGGCCAGCGTCAGCTGCAGACGCTCGTTGTCGATTTCGCTCTTCTGCGCCATGAAATCGGGCAGTTCGATGCTCCCGGCCCGGAACTTCTCCAGCAGCTCCGCAGTACGAGCGTCGAGCTCCGTAACCTTTTCGGCCAGGCCATCGGGTAGCGAGGCCTTGAATTCTGGCTGGAACTCGGAGGGGGGCGTGGTATCGGCTACAACACCCGGACCAGGGTCATCATTTCCTTGCTCGAGATCGCCAGTGGAAGCGCCGGGGGCGTCCGCTGCGGCTGCGACAGCAAGGGCGCCATCATCGGCAGCGCCAGGATCATCATCCGAACCATCATCACCATGCCGGTCGTCGTCTCCATCAACGGCACCATTGCCCTCGCCCTCGCCCTCGCCCTCGCCATCATCGCCAGCCAGCGCGGCGCGCTCTTCGTCGGACAGCCCGGCCATATCGTTGTCTTCGGTTCCCATGAACTCTTGCTCCTTGTGTGGTTGAAATTACTGGCGCACGCCATCGGCGCGCTGGGTTTCGATACCGGCCATCTCGCCGACGCCGGCAGTCGCCGGGGCGGGCAGCATGGGGCTGGTATTGGTGGGGAAATCGACTTGTTGCTGAGTTGCCGCAGGAGGAACTGGGAAATTCGGGTCATCGCCAGCCGGATTCGGGTCTTGGTATCCGGCGGATCGCATCACCTCGTCAGCAATGGGGGCCACAGCCGGCATGGTGGCGATCACCTGGCCAGCCTGCATGGCGGCATAGGCTGTTTCCGTGCCCTTCTTGACGGCAGCGGCAACCAGGTCCTTGGTCTTGGCGCGCATGTGTTCAAGCTCAGCCTTCAGACGCTCAACCTCCATCTGCTCTGCCTCTGCCTTCTTGGCGTCCGCCTCTTGCTTGGCCTGCAGTTCCTCGGGCGTCGGGTCGGAATCCGGGTCGCGCTGGCCATTGATCTTGCGGATACGCGCCACAAGCTCGTCGCGCCCGGGCAGGTCGGCCATTTCAACCACCAGATCGAGCAGATTGAGCGCCACTTCCGGGTTCATCTGGGCAAGCCGGCCGACGATATCGAACAGGCTCTCGAACATGGCCTGCCGCAGTGACGACTTGAAGTCCTGCTCCGACACCACGTAATCCGCATGGCTGGCGGTGATGCTGTTCAGCACCTGTCCGGTGTTTGGATCGACCTGGTTGATTGTCTGGTACTTGGCCGCACCGCGTTCCCCGATGATCCGGATCACCTTCGGCATGCTGTAGAACTGCTCGATCATGGCCAGGCTGATCTCGCCTTCAAGCTGCACGGCGTAGCGGAGGTTGTCGAAGGGCTCGGCGGTGACCACGCCGCCCTGTTCTTGCCGGGCCAGGATTGCTTTTCCAGAATCGGCGGCCGTGGCGCGCCCCATGTTTTCAGGCGTCACGCCGCCGACGTTGCGGATATGCTCAGCGTCGCGGTCCATCAACAGCAACTGCTCGGCGGCCAGGCCGTTGTCCCGGTGAACCTTCAGTTCCTTGCTTTTCTTGCGAATCAGGATGCCATCCGGACGGGCTGCTTCCTGCCGCAAATCCTCGATGTCCTCGACGGCATCCTCTTCCATCTCGATCTGGTTCGTCGAGAGCACCCACAGAGCCTTGCTGTGCCGCTTGTTGAGGTCGTCTTGAGGGTCTCGCATCTGGCGGATTGCGCCGTAGGGCGCATTGTCGCGCTGTCGGCGATAGCACCAGATCGGCACGAACGGGAAGCGCCCGTGGGCGTAAGGTGAAGGCCCCTCGAACACCAGACCGGCAGAGGTGAAGATGGCGCAGCGGATCTCCATCTCCATCTTGTCGAAGACCGAGTAACCCTGCTGCAAGGCAGCCGCATGCTCAGGATTTGCACTGTCGAACTCCACGCCCGCCAGATCGCCGCTGCTGAACTTCTTCTTCAGGATCGGCATGCGGTACCAGCACTCGATAAGCTTCACGCGGGAACGGCGAGACCATGCCAGGGCTGAATGGTCGATGGGGGTGTATTTGCCCACGGAAGCCCCGGCATAGTCCTGGCCAGGCGCTGTAACGCGGGCGCCCATGTACCAGACATCCTCGTCGCTCTCGCTGGTAATCGAGGTGCCATCCACCACGGCGCGGCGAATAATGTCGGCCCGGTCAGGGAAATAGGCCTCGGCAATATCATCGTCCAGCCACTTCCACCGGAAGATGTAGCGCGACTCGGACAAGTCGCGGCTCGGGTCGTTGCTGTCGTACAGCATGTTGCGCCAGGACTCGTAGCGCTTGTAGAGCAGCTCTTCGGTTGGATCGCCCAGCAAACCGACTTCCATCCAGCCCAGCCCGGCGCGCACGGCGTCTGCAAATGCATGGGAACGGTGAAACACCGTCTTGTTCGTGTCGTCCAGGTACTTGAGCAGTTGCGACTTAGCCTGGGCGCTGTCGTTGTCGTTCTTCTCGCGGCCCAGCACTTTGGCGTCAATGCGGGTGCGGCGCTCGGTGCCGATCATCCAGTCGATGGCCGACTTGATCTCGTTGAACACCAACGGAGCCTGGTTGCGATTCATCAGAACCTGGGCGTCTTCCTCGGACCACTGCAGGCCGTCGTAGTAGTCGCAGTCCAGGGCCATCTGGTAGCGGTTGGCTGCCTGCCGCTGCCATTCCTGGTCAAACCACTCCTGCAGCTTTCTGAATCGGGCCAGCATCGGACCTGAGTCAAGGCGGTGCGCCGGGATGGGTGCTGCCTCGACAACATCAGCCCGGCCGCCCATGCGGCTGTCGTCATCGAAGGCCGACGAGGCGCGGACGTTTGTAAAGCCGTTGTCGCTCATGCCGCCGCCAACTCCGCTTCGGTCGGTGCGGTCACTTCGGATTCATGGACGGTCTGGCCGTCGATCTTGATCGCCATCTCGCCAATGGCCCGGGCCTGCTCCTGATTGAACTGATGGGGCTCGGGCGGCATTTCGACCAGATCGGGGAGGCTATCGACGATCACCTCGGCGATCTTGCGGGCGGCGAAGGTGTCGGTCTTGGAAAAACCCAGTTGCTGGGCGGCAACGACGGATTGCTCAACGAGGTAAGGCGTCGGCGCCCCGCTCTTCGAGTCCGCGTACTTGAACGCGGCAGACAGCGCAATCGCGTAAGCACCAGCCCCGGGCAGAGAGCGCCGGGCCGGGAACAGGATCATTGCGGGCTCTTCATTGACCCAGTGATACGCCACAGCAATGTCACCGTGCTGGCGCACCTTCCAGGCCTTGGCCCCACCAACTTGAACAGGCATAAAAAACCCCACCGTGTAGATGGGGCGGATTCTGGCGCGCCAGCCAGTATTTCGATCAGTTGCTCATGCCGACTTCCAACTCCCTGATGGTTTCTTCTTCCTGGCGCTGCCGTAGCCCTCTCGGAACGTGTTGCCGTTGTCGGCCTCCTGGCCAAACTGACGGAACCCATCGGCAGAGTGACAATGCTCGTCATGACGAGGGGACGCCTTCCAGATCCCGTGCCTTTCGTCCCACTCCTTGCGGTATCCGGCCAGGTGATCGAGACCCTCACGGCAACCCTCCTCGTCAAAGTAGCATGACGGGAACACATTGCGAACCGCCTGAATTCCGGTGTGGATGCTGTCGACTCTCGGAACAACAACGAACTTCTGACCTGGCCAAGCCTCTTGCAGAAGGTCGATTATCGAGCGATTGGCCTCGACGCCAAGCCGCTTTGACTCAGCATCGTGCGGCAGGTAGTGGCGGCCAAACACGTAGCCGGTCGATTGCAGGTAGCGGACATACTCGCCAATCGTTTCCCCGTCGCTCCACTCCTTGTAGCGCAGGAATCGGTTCTCCATTCCGACGCGCTGGTGAAACCAGATCCCGGTCGCATCGCTGTTTCCTGAGTGCCCCAAGTCCCAGAAGGTATTGACCGGGCCAGGTTCCAGCGGAATGTTGCGAACGATGCGGCCAGCTTTGCGCGCTTCTGCCAGCTGCGTAGCGTAGAAGCAGCCCTCCGTCGAGACCTGGAACGCCTCTTCAGGTGTGCTTGGGTATTCCTGGTACATCTTCTCCTGGTCTCCTGAAAAGTCAGATTCGCGCGTAGCCACATACCAGGCGCGTTGGCGAGGCGTCAGTTCCTGACCGATCTTTGCCTCGATCTCGGCGAAATAGGCAGCGTCCTTCTCGGTCATCACGACTGAATCCGGTTCAATCTCATACCCAGGGTCCTGCCACCATGCAAAGAAGTGGAAGCGGTAGTCCTTCGCGCCCAGCCTTTTGCCGGCCTGCTGCTGCGCCATGGCTCGGCTGGTCATCTTGTAGAACTCGCCTTCCCTGCCCTCTGCCGTCGATTCGATGATCAGAATCCCCGACTTCGGCACCGCTGGTATCGAGCCAGTGACGACCTCCTTTGCCTTGTCAGGAAACTTTGCGCAGATTTTCCCGAATTCAGAGACGTGCATCCGGTGAATAGTGCCCGAGCGCATTGACGTGGCCACCCGGATCGAAGCGCCGTTATGGTCGAACAGCAGCTCACTCGCAGAATCACGGCGCAGTGGCATCGCCAGACGTAGCGATTCCGGCAGGTTCTGATAGGCAAACTTCACCTTGTCGCGGAAGATGTTCTCGGCAGCCTCCTTGTCCTGGGCAATGATGCCGCACCGAATGGGGCTCTTCGAGAACAGCGCCGTGTCCAGCCAAAGTATTGCAATCAGCGTAGTGAAGCCAAGCTGCCGCGCCTTTAGGATGATGTTCCGATGCCAAAGCCGCTTGAGCAGACAGCATTGCGCACGATTCGGGACAAACTGGATAACCAGGCCGTCGTCGTCTTCATCGTCACCCTTGATGATGATCTTGTAGAGGTTTCTGAGCCGCCATTCCGGGTTGTTCAGGTTGGCGGCCAGTTCGGCGGCGGTGAAGGTCATTGCAACGTAATAGCGACTCGCTGATCAGGAGGAAGCAACTGATTCGCTTTTATCTGAACAGACTGCGAAATGAACATCCAGTCAAAGTCATCGACCTCCAATTCTTCAGCTTCGTGAGCATCTTGAATTGAGAAGAACAAATTTTGTAGATCCTCAAGTGACTGTGCAGATTCGATCGCTTCTAAAATTTCAATGGTTTTCATTTCATTAAATAATCTTTGTGAACAACTCCGTTCTTCTTTTCTCCAACAACGCAAGCCTGAACCCAACACCACTTTCCATTTTGATATTGCCTTGGATGACCTCTCCTAAGATGAACCCTTGGCGAAGAATGCGTACCACCACAATTGAAAGTGTTTTTCTCGGATGACACACCAACCTCGAGAGTCCAGTATGAGAAAAGCGGGCGCTTTCCACGACGAATCCTTGCCTTTTGTAACTTCGGCGGCGGATCATGCCGTATGCGACTAACGTTTGAGCAATTCAAAGCACTGAGGAAACCGCCAACCCAATCAAGATAGTCATTGAAGTTTATCTGATCGTGCGTGACGCCTTCCGGATAACCAAATCCACCCTCCTCGCTTTCATCAACGATGCCAAACTCGCCATCAAAATCAGGACTCCACATAAAACGAAATCCTTTTTTCCATTTAACCAGCCCGTTTACATTTGTTCGTGAAAACAAAAATGCGTTAAACCCACCTTTTTCCTTTTCTGACAATAAACAACCAACAACCCCGTTTTGTTTTTCATCTCCAGGAAATCCAAACACAGTACCTTCGCATTCAATCCAACATTCCTTGTAAGGAAGCCGAACAAGTTCATCAATAATCTTAAATTTTTGGCAATCAAGTAATTTTGGAGTTTTAAAACACATGACTCCATGGCTTTTGTCAGCACCTATTTTTCCAATTAACTCTTCAAAGTGGACACTCATTATTCATCTCCTGAAACGCCCATCACATTCCCGCCCAGCGACTGCAACAGATCGCGCAGCGGGTCGGTCTTCTGCTTGTTGTCCTTGCCATACTCGCCAAGGTGTTTCATCGCCTTTTCCAGCGCAGAATTCTTATCCCAGAACTTGTACTCGATCTCGCCATCGGCTTTGATCTTGAACGAGGCGATGGCTGCAGCCGTGTCATCGTCAAGTTCGTGCGGCATCTTGATGCAGCCGTTCTCGTGCATGATCTTGCGAATGTCGGCGCATAGGATGCGGCTGATTTCTTTCAGCACCCGGTCAGACTTCAACTCGACGCGGGCTGAACGCTCGGCCATCAAGCGGGAAATTTCGGCTGAAACGTGAGTTTTCCCGAGTAGTTGCGGACCAATCCATTCGGCAGTCTTGGCGCTATATCCTGCCCTGATTGCCGCCTGTGTCGCATTCAAATCGACAAGGTATTCACGAACAAACGCCGACTGTTTGTCGCTCAACTTACCCACGACAAAGCACCCCCATCAGCCCCGCAAAATCTGGCGCCTCCATCTTCTCGACCATGCGGTACATCGAAGCGGTATAGCTTCGGGCATGCCGGCGCTTGCTTGGGTCTCTGGGCTCTCCGAGATACCGAGTACTGCGCACCCCGGGGATGATTTCGACAACCCGATAGCGGGCCAGCCACGTGAAGGCTGCCCGGACCTGGTACTCGTCCGACCCCATGAACCGGGCGATATCGGCTGTGGTGAAATGGTTGTTGCGCTCGGCGATGTAACGCTCGATGGCACCCTTGACCGTTCCGGTCGTGACTATGCTTTTCTCGGTCACAGCGTCCTTACCTCCACTGAAGCGCGGGCAATCTCGCCGTAGCGCTTGGTCACACGAACATCGACGGCCTGCTTGTCGTCCCTCCAGACGATGTCGTTCATGGCGTCGAAAATCCCCTTCAGGACGTTGTCCACGTCGGGCTTGCTGGTCGGGAAGATGGCGCCGGCCAGGGCCTGGCGCTGCTTCTTCTGGCTCCAGCTGGCGGGAGGCGTCACGAACAGCCAGATGGCGACCTCCACGGGGCCGTCGATGGGTTGCTGTCCGGCCATGGCTTCCTCGGCCTTCACCCTGACCAGGTTCTCGTAGGAGGCCGTCTTCTCGGGCGTGTAGGTGCTGACGAAGTTGCCGCGGCGCGCAAACTTCGGCCTACCCTTTCCGACCGGCGTCCCCGGAATCACAAAAGCGATGGTTGCTGCTGCTGGCTGATGTTCCATTGCCTCTTCACCTCCGTAAGCAGATCCTGCGCGGCGGCTTCCCCCCGCTTCTTCCTGACATCCGCGTAGTACGCGGTTCGGCTCTCCCGGTCCCATTGCATGACCGTTCGCGCCTCGCACTCCCGGCGGTACGTCTCCCCCCAGGAGCAATTCGGCTTGTCGCATGGTTGAGTTCCGCACATCAGACCCTTTCCCCGGCGTCGATCTTGGCCTTGCGGACCATCTCGGTCGTCACTCCGGCGGCCAGATAAACCCGGTCACGCCACTGGTACCAATGCTCCCCATCGACCTGTTGCACCCCCAGCTCCTTGCCCTTCGCGTCAATGGCCGGGCTGAGCATGAACCAGGGTTTCCCGGCGTCCCCAGCTGCGCCGGACTGGCCTGGCTTGGGATCAGGCTCACGGCGAACCCAGTTGCGCCAAACAGCCTCCCAATCGGCCCTCACGCCATCGCGCCCTGGCTGGGCCCGCCAGTGGTCCCGGAACTTCTCGGCCACATGCCGGACGTGGGCATCGCTCCAGCTGGGCTTTTCCCTGAGCGCCCACTTCCCCCAAGGCAATGGCAGAGCCCAGTCATCCGGCAGCCTGCTACCTTGCGTGGCGGTGGCCGCAGGCTTGTCCTGCGGCAATGGTTCAGACGAAGGTACTCTCTCTCCAGGTTCTTTAGATTGTCCCTGTCCCTGTCCCTGTCCCTGTCCCTGTCC